TACAGCCTACAGGTTCTACCCCCTCAGGTTTGCTTTCTGTGAGAACTGGCAGACCGCCATCCCTCTCATCTCACTCCAGTACCACGATGTGGAACTCCGTATCACTTGGGGCTCCGCGGCGGCTACTGACAAGTGGGATGTTTTCACCAACTATGCGTACCTTGACACCGAGGAGCGTGAGGTGTTCGCTGGTCAGCCCCAGAACATGCTCATCACCCAGGTGCAGAAGGCGGTTGCCTCCACCAGTAAGATCCAGGAGCTGAACTTCAACCACCCTGTGAAGTACATCGCCGCCGGTAAGGCGTCTGCTTTGGAGATTCTCCATGATAACAACAAGCTCAAGCTTCAAATCAATGGTACCGATGTTGCTGATTACAAATTTGCTGATCCCAACTTCTCCACCGTAACTTCGTATTACCATACCACTAACGCATCCCTTGGAACAGCCAAGACTCTGTTCTTCTACCCATTCTGCCTTGATGCCGGTAAACTCCAGCCCACTGGTTCTCTGAACTTCTCCCGTCTTGATTCTGCCCGTATCATCAACGACACCAAAGACTCAGACGACAACCTCTATGCCGTAAACTACAATGTGCTTCGCATTGAAAACGGTATGGGTGGTCTCCTCTACTCGAACTAAATCTTCTCCGCATTTATTAAAAGATGTTTTGGACAGTAGTATTTCTCCTTGCCATCGTTTTTGTATTGACGTACGATCCTAACTCCAGGACACTCGAAAAGTTTGTTGGTCAGCCCACGCAACCAACAAGTAAATCATGTGAAAATACGCATTACGAAGCCGTTCAATTTGCCCAGAGCCCGTACGAATGCCCCGCCGTTGGTAAAACCCAAATGGGTGTCGTGATGTAGAAAGCTTAAAAAGAAAATGACATTTCATTTTATAAATGGTTCCCGTAAACAAAGACACTGTATTCATTGTCGCAGCGATTGTTTGTGCAATTGGTATAATTTTCCTGTTTAAAGAGTTAAAAAAGGCTAAGGAGGATATTGATAATTTCAAGAGTTTCTCAGCCCAGGTCGTCCGGCATCTTGCCCCACCCCCACAACCCGTTGTTGAATCGGTACCAGTTCCTGTACCAGAAAAGAAGCTCGAAAGTGTCGAAGAGGTCGATGAGAAATCCGAAGAATAATCATATCCACTTATTATAACTTGCGAATGCGCAATGAAGAAGTACAAGGCAATCGCAGTACCGGTTAGTTTTATCGATGGGAAACCGAGGTTTCTTACGGTGAGAGATTGGAGATTTAAAGATTGGATTTTCGTCACAGGTGGGTGTAGACGAAGAGAGATTTACAATCCTTTAAGATGTGCCTTAAGGGAATTAGAAGAAGAGACCCGGGGTGTGGTCTCATTAAAACAGGGTGAATATACAGAGTTTAAGTTTATACACAAGGAGAGCCCAACGGTCGATCTAGAATATAATGTGTTCATCTTTTTTGTTAATTACAATAGGTCAGAACAACAAACACAAATTCGAAAATTTTATGAAGAAAAACACAAAACACAAATTAAAAAAATGAACAACCAGCCTATCCGTAAAACGCACGACGAAAATGACTACATGAGTTATGATACTCTCGAAGAATTTAACACACGTAAACGGTGGAACTTAATTATTGATAATGTTATCAATAATCCTCAATTCTACGCCTGTGTGAGTTCACACAATAGAAAAACCTTCTCTATTAAATAATGAAGTCCAAGGCTTTTATTTTAAGACAGATTGGTGAATTACTTGACAAGAATAGGGGTCTGTGTGAACAGGAGATTCAACAGTGGATCAAAGATAATGAAAGTAAAACGGTTTACGAACTGCTCACTTTTAAAAAAGAAATTTCTCAAACTCAAGAATACCAGAATGTTTCGTGTATGAAGTGGTTTAGAGATGAAGAACAAGAATAAGGTATGTTTAAGAATTGGTACGTTTCCCAGAAATTCAATAATGCTACCAATCTATCACATGTGCTCATGGACGGAGGTAAACTCTCAGTGCCGTTTGATAGATTGAATGAATTTTACGATAAGTATATAGAGTCTGTAAAATCTGGGGAGAAGATTTACGTTGTCGAACAGAAGAGTGAGACCTATAACTTTTTCGTTGATATCGACTACAAAGATGTCGATCCCCTAGGTATTGATGAAATCAACGCTATATCTAAAACTATTTGTGAAACTGTCAAGCTTCATGGTGGTAAAGAATGCCTCGTTTCTGTATCACCACCAAAGAAATCAGGAGACCTCATGAAAACTGGAGTCCACCTGAATTGGCCAGGTTTTGTGGTAGACCAGGGTTCAGCGATTGCACTTCGTGAACACATTCTCGTATCACTTTCTAAATTCAAAGGTGATACAGATTGGAATGAAATTATAGACGCTTCAGTCTATGGAAGTCTTGTTAGAAAGGCAAAGGGGAGTGGGTTCAGAATGCCATGGTCTTACAAAAGGGCAAAGCATGAAGCATGTAATGGTAAGGGCTGTAAAGGGTGTGAACATGGTAAAGTAGACCAATTGGCATACCTACCGATTTTCATTTATACACAGGAACCTTTGTGTACACTCATGAGAATAAGTCAGGAACCAACGGTTAAAATTCTTAAAATGTCGGCGGTGCGAACAGACAAACCCACAACCGTATCAATTGAACCACCTTCAGTAACTATCAAGGTCAAAGAGGGTTCCTTCTCAGAAGACGAGACAAAAGATGAAATATATGATGAGGGATTGAAGAATCGCATCGAAACGTTCGTTCGTAAAAATATGGAGGGACAGGGTGATGCATACATTAATAAAATTTTCAAAATGAGAGATACATTCTTAGTTGGAACAACCTCCAAATACTGTGAAAATTTAAAGAGAAGTCATGGCTCTAATCATGTATGGTTTATCATCAGTGGAAAAATGATTCTTCAGAAGTGTTTCTGTCGATGTGAAACCATCAGGGAGCGTCGTGATGGTTTCTGTAAAGATTTTTGTGGTAGAAGACACCAATTAACGAGTGATATCGTTGAAAGCCTTTACCCTAAAAAGGAGGATATCAGTAAGTGCCCAGAAATCAAAAAGTTTGACGAAAAGCCACCAATTAAACGGATGGAAGTAAAACCAGACCTTGAAAACTATATTAATACCAATATGAAAACAGGGGGGGACACCCGTATCGCGAATATAACTAGAAATGATAAGAATAACACCTTTTTGGTAATGACAACGTCTAAATACTGTGAAACTATCTCAGGTGAACATGAAAATAAGACTATGTCATATGATATCAAGAAAAACAAAATCAAACAGAAATGCCCAGTATGCAAGAAGAGTAAGGCTAGAGAACACTTTTTACCCTCTAAAATAACGAATAAGTTGTTCCCTAAAGATACTTAAACAGAACGGCGCTTAAAGTAAGTAAATGGTAGTTAGTACTCGTTCTCGATTTGGTAGGGTTATAAAGAAACCTACTCTTTATGTACCTATAGAAACTGTTTTAGATGACGATTACGCCACAGAAGAACACGAAGACACAGACAGTGAATCAATCATAGACACTGAAGATGAATCTAACTCAGAGGATGAGAGTGATGATGAAGATGCAGATGACAATGGAAATCTTCAAGATTTCGTAGTGGATGACGAAGATGCGAGTGAAAGTGAAAGTGAGAGTGAGGAAGAATCAGCTTAAAAAAAACAGCAACTATATTAGAAATGGAAACTGATATCGGTAATCCCATTGAGTATAGCCCAAACATGGACCCCCTAATTCAGGAGAAGAATGAAGATAATATTGAAGAGTTGGGACGAGACCAACCATATTATTATCATCCTAGTGAAATGAATTTCCCCCAACAACCACCCCAAACTGGAAAATATGACCCATTTACCGATATTGATAAATCCACATGGATCATTGCATTTGCAGTCTTTCTTTTAGGTTTTTTCATGGGTAAAACCATGCAACCTGTTATCCTCAGGTACACCTAATCATTTACTCAGGTCTCTTATACGAGTCGAAAGTTTGGTGTCAGTATCCTCATACATGTCATTATTAACCCCCTTTTGCGGAAATCCACTCAACCAATGGTCTTCTGCAGTAGTTGAATAAGCAACAAATGTACCAATATCACCGTACCTGGGAGGAATACCATCCCGTCCAAAAAGAATAGGACCTCGGAGAGTATCCTCAACAAATCCATCGGTTGTTGACACTTCAGTCTCTACACCAGTGGAATTAGAACTTGTTTTGTTTTTTAAATTGTACTTTGGTTTAAAAAACAAAATAAAGAACGCCCCGACTAACAATATTGTTATAATTAGACGAAGCATTTTGTTTATTGTATATGAATATTATTTACGCGGATGAAACTTCGGGTTCACCTTCCTCCTTTACTTCCTCCAACTTACCATCAGTGGAGGCAGCCTCTGCATCCCGCTTCCTCTGGCGTTCAGCAATTTCCTCAGCAACAATTGCATCAGCCTCCTTTACGAGTTCCTCCATGGGGGTATCAGGCGTTTCCTTCTTGAGACGCTCAAGAACTTCAGCAGGGTGAGAAATGGGAGCCTCATCTGGCTTATTGTAAAACTTGGAGTTCTCATCACCAGCTGAATAACTACCCTTGGTTTCCATCATACCCTGTTTACGTTCACTGAACATACGAGCAGCCTGTGATTGGTTCTCCTTGTAGCCAGTCATGATCTCTTCAAGTTTATCATTTGTGTAGTGCACATCCTCAATCTTATCAGAGTCAGGGGGGATGAGGAGCCATTTATACATATCAACTACATAGATATCGAAGGTAGCATCCTCCTTTTGAAGACGTTTGGCGTGTTTCGCCGCCTCATCACGAGTACCGAAAGCTCCACGAATTTTAATACCGAACTTTTCATTCTTCTGGGGGCATTCGGGTCCAACAATCGAAAGGCACGCAAACACTTGGCCAGGTACGGTAGTGTAGTCGGTTTCAAGAGACATTATATCAATTTTAGAACTTAAAACTTTAAGCCATATAAATATTTAGTATGCATGAGTATTGGGATAAACAACCTGTACCCCGTGAAGATACAACCCCAGGTGAAATAGAGGAAACGCGTGACATCCAAAAGAAGACGACCAAACTTCCAGATGGTTTCGTATGGTCTTCATGTAGTCTCAAAGAAGCTCGTGAGTTTTTAGGAGAGTATTACGTCCAGACTGATTTGTTTAAACTCATGTACACTATACAAGTTCTTAAATGGTCGATTGATGATAGTATAGCTATTAGGAAGATTGATACGAAAGAAATTGTGGGGTATATAGCGAGTACCCCAATCAACATGAAAGTTGAGGAGAAAGAGTTGAACATGACACAAATCGATTACTTATGTATTCATCCTTCATATCGTTCCGAAAGACTCGCTCCACTTCTCATCACTGAAATTAAGCGTCGTGCAAACAAGAGAGGTATATGGCATGCTATCTATACCGCACATACAAAGATTCCAACACCCATAACCAAGTCGTGTTATTGGCATAGATTTCTAGATGTGAATCATCTTATAAAAACTAAGTTTCATCAGACAAATCGTTCTCGTGAACAATTTTACGAAATTCGAGGACCCTGTAAACATTTATGGCGAAAGATGACTCTGGAAGATGTTCCTAAAGTAACCAGAATTTTACAAGACCATACAAAAAACTCAAAAATTGCTCCAAATGTAAATGAAGAATACGTAAAACGGGTGGTGTTACCTATCCATTCGTACGTAAGTGATACGACCGATGATTTCATTTCATTTTATGATGTTCCATACGAACGTATAGATGGTTCTGGTACTGTGAATCAGGTATATAGATTTTTCATCGTTGGAGATGTGTATAATGACGCTTTTCTCATAGCAAAGAATCTCGGGTATCATGTATTTAACAGTGCAGAGGTGGGGGTGAGTACAGAAACTCTCGAAAAGTATAAATTTATCAAAGGAAATGGTTTCGTATACTACTATTTGTGGAACTGGCACCTTAGTGAACCGATCGAACCTAAAGAAATCAATCTAATCATTCCATAATGAAAATTGGTGGCTCAGGTGGTGCTAACACTAATGCAAGTGGAAAACCGTTTGAAGAATGTTTCAGACCCACTGGGACGCGTGTCCTCGGGGGTAAATCGTTCACTTATTTTACCCAAGACGACTTTGTCGAACATATGAAAGAAATCAAAGACCCACAATGGGACCATAAGAAGAAACCTGATGGAGCACTCGTGAGTGAAGATAAGAAAACGGTTTTCATCATCGAGTGCAAACATCAAATTGTATCTGGTTCGGTTGATGAGAAACTTCGTGCGGGTCCATGTCTCCTCGAAGAGTACAAGCAGTTATATCCAACAGTTGACAATATTCACTTAATGTTTATCGTGAATGATTGGTGGTTCGGGCGTCAAAGAAAATATAAAATTCCTATTGCGTTTAATGAAAAATTTGGGATTCCAGTATTTTTCGCAAAACAAGTTGGTTCGACGTGGAGAGTTCATATTCAAAATAAAAAATGGACAGTTTATCCAGCTCATTATGGTGTGGATGAAGAAGCTATTTTTGAATGGATGACGACACAAGTACTTCAGTCGTAGTAGATTCAGGATTTTTACTGTTTATAGCCCGTCTAGCCTTTAGTTCTTTTATAGTGTAATCTACAAATGAATTCGTTACCATATTCACATTCGCATTACTCATAACAAAATCTACACCAGAATTCTTAGTCAAATCAAAAAGTTCTTTATGGTCTTTTACCCCGAACCCATCTTTCGTGTATCCCACAAAAGACGTTTTTGTTTCAGGTGCGTAGGGTGGGTCGAGATATACAAAATCACCCTTATTAATGTTTTTGAATGCTTCTCTAAAATCGCATTTCCTAAATTGAACATCCTTAATGAGTTCACTCACACGTAACAATTCATCACCCCCAATCATTGCAGGTGTAGTTTTAGGGTGTCCATACGGTACATTAAATCCATTTGGCCCTTCTCTATAGACACCACGAAAACACATTTTATTTAAAAAAATAAATGTTGCCGAACGCTTAGGTGTTTCTTCCTTTTCAGTATTAAATCTCTTTCGAATCCAGTAATAGTAATTCTCTTTAGATTTCATAGCCTCTTCAAGTGTTTCCGCCTTGCGATTAACTTCAGACCCTTTACATTTTTCGTACTCATCATACAAGGTTTTGAGATGACCATGCACATCACGTGGTCGAGACTGTATATTTGTATAGAGAGCAATGAGTGACCCATTCAGGTCATATGCACATACTTTACCTGTAACTAACTGTCTTGACAATACCGAGAGAAGAACACTCCCACCTCCCACGAAAACTTCATGGTAATCCTTGATTTTCGTTGGAAATGAACCTAAGACATCCTCGATAATTTGAGTTTTACCACCAACCCATTTAATGAACGGTTTCATATTCTAAATTGAAATTAAAGTTTTAAGCTCTTCTATAGTCATGGAAGAGATTCGTAAGAATCACAATGACGCTAAGAGAAATCTTATACAGTCTGTCTCGAGAGAAGGAGAACATATTCTTGATGTAGGATGTGGTTTCGGTGGAGACCTTCAAAAATGGCACAAGTGTGGAGTCAATATAAATATGTGTGACCCCGAGCCATCAGCTCTTGAGGAGGCTCGTTTACGTGCAAAAAATATGCACATGCGTGTCAATTTCTACGAGGGTGATATTCATAACTGCCCACATAGAACATTCAATGTCGTATGTTTTAATTTTTCGCTGCATTATATTTTTGCTAGTAAGAGTCTCTTTTTCAGTTCTATTCGTGAAATAAAAAAACGTATAAAACCTGGTGGACTTCTCATTGGTATCATCCCAGATTCTGAAAAAATAATTTTTAAAACCCCATACATAGATGACAGTGGTAATTTTTTCAAACTAAAAGACTATGGAAATGGTGGATTTGGTGAGAAATTGTTCGTAAACCTGGTTGATACACCCTACTACGCTGATGGACCAAAGTCAGAACCAGTGGCCTTTAAGGACCTATTAATTACACACCTAGAAGAGTTGGGATTTAGTTTACAACTTTGGGAGGGACTCTCAGGAAATCCCATATCAGAGTTGTATAGTAAATTTATCTTTGTATATAAAAGATGATAGCGTTCATTCTATTATTGTTCCTCAATTTAGTCATTCTTTATCAAACTAGAGAACCCCAGGAACTTGTCGAAGTTAGGGAAAAGTATCGTATTCTCAGGGAACACCTCCGTGATACAAAGAATGAGAAATATAAAATACTCTGTCGTCCTACACCTATAACTGGTTTGAAAAAGATGAGTGGTTCCGTTGGGTCTAATACAAACAAGGGGAGTGAAATAGTCTTGTGCTTGAATGGGAAGACGAATGAAATTTTCCACGTTCTCATACATGAGTTAGCACACTCAACTGTTGATGAATATTCACATTCACAGGAGTTCTGGAATAATTACATTGAACTTCGGGATATATGTGTACATCTAGGTATTTACCAGCAAATACCCCAGAAAACAGAATTCTGTGGTCAGCACATTCAGGATAAATAATCTCAGTCTAGTTTAAATGAAGACACCATTGAACATTGTATTTACCGCCATTGCATACTGGCTGGTGCTATACGCAACCACCCTTGTACCACTGATTTCTAAAAACTACTATTTGAATCTCGTCTGGATGACGGTTATGATACCAAACATCATTCGTTTCGCTATTGGTAACATCCCCCGTCTCGCTGTAGACAGGGTTTTCTTCCTTTCTGCCACGTTTATTGCGTTAATTGCGACTTTCATTATTAACCAAATTTCTAAAGAGACCAAGGATGCTATTAAAGACCATAAAGTTGGCACTAACGAGAAGCTTAAATTGAGCGCCTTGTTAGCGGGGACATTCACTATTGGTGTACTCGCAACGTATTATTCGGGTATTGATAACTCGATTTACAGTAATATGGGCTGGGAAAGACCAGTTTAAGGCTTGATGACATAGTCCTTCATTATGTAAAAGACTACACCAGCCACAACACCTGTGGTCGCAAGGCCAACCATACTCCTACCCCCCTGTTCGTTAAGGAACTTGGGGATAGAAGTCGCCAACCTGTCCTGGATAGGCTTGCTGATAGCGAGGGCAGCACACGCCGCAACTAATACAGCCGCCATCTGCTCATCAGTGAGGTTTAGGGGGTTCTTGCTCTCGGGCTTCTCAGCCTGGCCATTAGCACCATGCATTCCCTGGGGTTGGGCAGCATGCATCTGGGGCATCATACCCTGCATGCGGGGCTCTTCGGTCATTTGGGGGGGGTCCATCATAATATCATTAATTGGTGTAGAATCCATCGTCGTCTCTTTACTTTGACTCACATTTTTTTCAGGTTGATTGTACGCTTGGTTGGGAACAAATGCATTGGAAGGTTTATCAACCAACGGAACCATTCCTTCACCGTCATCTGCCAAATTCATGGTCGTCATTCTATCCGATGCCATTTAATATACCCATAGTTTTTTGAACTTTTATCGAGACGCACCTATTTCCTCTTGGTGATTGTGAG